AGCGGGCAAACTACCCGTCCACAATGATCATCACTAGGGACGAAGTAACGTTGCAAGAAAGTGATTTCTTCAAGTTTTTGAAAGGGTGTTAAAACTCCAGTTTTCCCTGAGTCAATATACTTCATGCCGAGTTGTGCTTCCATAACTCTACTTACGTTCTGTAAATTAAACGTTGCAGATGCCGCTGATGAGACGGCTACTACATTGTCGTCATTGTAAACGAAGAGGATCAAGTGGTCTCTAGGTGGTCCAGAGACAAGCGCAAACCAGCAATAATACATAGCCAGAAGGTCAACAAGAGAATCGTCAATAGAAGTGTCAGGATGACCGCTCCCGACGCCCTGGGAGATCTCAAAAAGTACGCCTTCATACATCACATGCATGAAGACGGCGTACTTATTGAGAGCCCACCGAACGCGCCGTTCACGATCATAGTTTGTTTTGAGTTTTTGCTTTTCGTGTTCAGTAGTTGCTTGACTTAGTTTCCGTTCCATTTCACGTTTGTAGAATCGCTCTTTCATCATAAAGACTTGAAGGCGCAGCTTGTTTGGAGCCACGCCATCAAAGCCCTTGAAGTCACCTGCAAAGATATGGTCCTCGCTACCCTCCTGATGAGAGAAGGTTTTGAGATCTTTGTAGATTTCCCCCCATTCGTTCGACATCGGGTTGATGCCAAGCTTTATGGGATGATGGGTGTGCGATTCAACCAGAGCGCCTGCGAAGGCTCCCCAGTACTTTCGGTGTAAGATTAAAAGGTGTAGCGGAGCGCTATTAATCACTCGGATCTTTGTGGGATCTTCGCGACATTCGCTCTTCTCGATCAAGCTGTAGACAATATGTTGTTCCATTCCGTCCTCAGCCATCCTTTCGAGAAGCTCCACTTCGTGTTTCAGTTCAAGAGTCATTTCCATTGTTCCGTCTTGGTGTACCTTGAGGTACGCTTGTTTTCCTGGGCGAGATTTGGTCCCACCCATGTACTTGCGGGCAGTTATCGAGAATGGCCAACCTGGAGAGGTATTTTTGTTGATTTTCCCGAGTCCTCGAGAGGGTATTCCGTTCAGTGCTTCGTTGTCAGTCAGCACATGCAGGCGTTCCACTCCCGACTTCTCGAAAGCACCAACGAGAATTTGTTCCACAGCTTGCACTGCGGAATCCAGGTATAGGTCATTGATGGTTTTGTCTTTGATTGGAGCGTTGTATTTAAGTATTGCTTTGAGTCCATGTCCTTGTCCTAGGATGGTCGGTTTACGCATAACGGGTACGATGGTTC